CTCAAATCCTTTTATTTGATCAGTGATATCTAAATTTCTAAAGGATCTAATAACAGCCCTCGACCTTGGCGAGCTAGCTGATTTCCAGCCTCTCCCAGCAGGTCTAGTCTTAGGAGATTGAAATAAATTAGAAATACCCCATTTCGATCCAATAGCCGCGGCTTTTGCACCAGCACTACCACCCGAGCTTAACATCCCTATTGCTTTTTGAGCTGCTTCGCTTATAGTACCATCGGAAGATTTTGCTGCTCCACTTCCCACGGCAACGCCTCCACCGCCAGCACCAATTTTGCCTATACTGCCTCCAAGCGAAGCTGCTATACCCCAAATGTCCGCATCACCATAGCTGGGATATTGAACTTGATCAAAATGCACCTTAGAGCTTCGGGTTACTCTAGCCTTGTTTAAAATGTTGCCCATACTACGGAAAGAATTAAGACCGTTGACCTGAGCCACTTTTTGCGAAGCCATGCCCACGGCGCCACCAACTGATTGATTTATTTTTTCTATAGTTCCAAGTGCAGCGCCAGGTGTGGACTTAGCCGCACCGGCCAGGCCACCTATAGCGTCAAGACCTCCGCCAGCAGCGCCAGCAGCAGCTCTAATTAGATTACTTAATCCCCATCCCATTTACTTTCTCCTTAATTACAATATTATTCTAGCAGTTACGATTTAGTTTCTTCCTCCATAGCCTTGCGAAACTGACGCGCCGCGAGAACCTTGCGGATTGGCTGCCCCTTGGCCCTGGCCGCGGAAACCGCCGCGGGCGGCTTGTGAATTGACTGTTCTACCATTTACTTTATTAGAGTTAGAATTATTAGCTCTATTAGCCTGGGGATTTGTAGCAGGTGGATCTGGCATCAACGCCATCTGTGTGTAAGCCTCATACATTGATTTAGCTGGAGGATCTGGAGTTGTCATCATCTCAGCTATTACAGCCGCAGGCTGTTTCTCCCCTTGACTGGCATTGCTCCCTGGCATTGACATTGGTCTAACACTTTTCTTTGATTGACCTTGTCCTACTTTAACGACAGGTGGCGTCGAAGGACCATTACTGCCTTGGTCCTGCACAGGACTGGAACTTGGGGGTTTACCTGCGGGTGCCTGTATATCTATGGGTGCCGTTGTAGCAGCCTCGCTCGCCTCCTGAGCCCATTCACCTTTAGTAATAGCTTCTATGATACTTTGAGTATTAGTAGCTGTATAGGGAGCCCCAGGACCATAAGACGGACCAATACCAGTTTCTAACCCCGGTTGCGATGCAAGACCTATGTGTCCTCTCATTCCAGGTACCCACATGCCCACGGGCATTCCATGAGTAGGTCCGGTGGCTTCTTGTGCCGAGTTGGTGCCGCCGAGACCCATGTAAGTGCCGCCTCCACCAATAACCATGTTCCACATTTGCATTAATGTCGCCAACTGTATTCTCCTAAAATAATTTTAACTTATCCTTCATCTCAACAGAGAGAAGAATGTCTTTAAGATTGCTAGTTGTAACAGCAGGCTGTTTTGCAATTCCCTGTAATTTTTCTGTTACCAAACTAATCTTTTCTTTAATCTTTTCATCTTCAATAGTCAAAGCTTTGTCTGATACTTCATCCAAGAGACTATCTACCTTCTCGCAGATCCATTTCTTAAATTCCTTTTTGTCAGAAGAAGTATAATATTTGACCAAATAATTTTTTTGCTCTTTAGTAAGTAAATGTTTATAAGCTTCGTCAAACTTTTGAATAGCTAAAATCAAACTCAACTTACCAGTTTGAGCTTCCTCTAAGGAAAAATTAGTTTCTTCTTCAAATCTGCCCCTTCTTTCTCTAACTCGTTTGGCTTCCTGGTTCTCTATAAGATGCTCAAACAAACTTTCATCTAGTTGCAATGTTTCCCTAGAAGTAAGATATTGATCGCCTTCATGCAACTTGATATGAAAACTAGCTAAAGTTTTATAATTTGGAATCTTAATTTTCAACAGTTCTTTCTTATTAGTAACTTGAGAAAGAGCTTCCATAAGAATGTTCAATTCGGCGCCAAGCTTTTCAGACTCAACAGTCGTATTAAATTCCTTCTTAAGGTTCTCTACAAACCGTGAGGCAAAGTAATAATTTCTTGCTTCACTATAAAGAAATTGTGAATAAATCTTATAAGCTTTAGAAATTTCTGTTGACTTAACAAAGTTCTCTTTCAGCAAAGAGAAGAGTTTATGGGCCTTTGTTGGATTGTTTTTTGATACTTCCGTAAGCACAGCATGGTTAAGTATCTCAAATAAAACACCAACATTTTTTTGTTTATTGTGCTTCATCTTGAACCCCGTGGGCAAATTGAGTTAGTATGATAAAATAAATATAATAAAGAGTTCCTAAATGTCATTTATTATACTTTTTAGGGTAGAATCTTTAGGAAGTTTCTGATCATCTCTATCAGTAGCCAAGTTCTCTAACATACTTTTTGACTCATAGTTATACTGCATAATGTCCGCTATTGTTTTATCTAACACATCTACTTTGGCAGGTTTGCCATTAGTTTTTATAAAGCCATTTTCATTATAGCTATAATCTTTNGGATATCCTGGTAACTCGCGAGTTCCTGTTGGATCGTATGGCATAGCATCTTTAGTCCAATTTTCTCTATCTTCAGTGGCGTTGTCATCACCATCATCCTTATCGTCATCACCGCCAAAATCTCCTCCACCCATACCTGGAGCACCAGGATCCTCACCTCCTTCTAATTTCTCAAGAATACTCTTGGCTACTGCTTCTTTTTCTTGCTCTATTCTCATACGAGAAATTTCATTATCAGAAAGTTTTAGTACATTTTTCTGAACATAATAAGCAGAAATAATATCGGACTCGGCCATTTCTCTTGCGGTGCCAAACCTCTTATCCATCAAATCAAGATGCATCATCTCGGTGATAGTAGAAGGATTAGTTAATTTCAAGTCAAAATTATAAATGGAAGATTCATCATACCCACGGAGATAAAGGTGGATAAGTGATATCTTCGCCAATTCACTAACAACAATCTTCTGAATACGTTGAATAGTTCTCGCAAACTTAATGTCCTCCTGTGCTAAGGTCGATTTGCCGGAGAGATCTTCTTCCGCGGTAAGATAAGACTTAGGAACGCCGAGAGATATAAACAACTTATTTTGTAAATACTCAATGTCTTCAATAGCAGCAGCATTTTCGCCGCCAGGTAAGGTTTCAATCCTACTACCGCGATCCCCGCGAACGGGAATAAAGAAGTCCTCCAGTATAGATTCGGGATTATATCGTAAATCAATTTGTCCGTCATTTTCAGAAGTAACGGGTATGCGCTTGAGTTTATCACGCGCGTTCTGCATGTAGCCTTCCACATCTTTAGGTGGTATGTTTCCAACATCAACATAAAATACTCGTCTTTCTGGTGCCCTACTAATACGATAGATTAGCATTGCGTCTTCAGCCATCAATAGCTGCTTCCATACTTTCCTTGAAGAATCCAGAACCGAACGCCCATAAGGCAAAAATCTATCATCGCCCAGTATTCGCAAGTGAGAGATTTGGTAGTTTTCAAAAACGGTATTCCCTTGTGAAGTCCACTTGAACCTCAGACTATTAGGATCGTTATTGTACCCCTCTTCTCTTTCTACTTCGCCAACTGGTAGTGCTATAGCACCTAATACACCTTCTTTTTCTACTATGTCAAGCAAGTTAAAGTGATCGCCATACTTTACCATGTTTCTTATCCATGTCCAAAGATGAAAATCAATATCTAACCTTTGATATAATAACTCTTCTAACTCGCCCACGATTTTATCATCATCACTTACAACTTGAACTGTCTTCCCATCTTCCGAATATGTCATACTATCGTCAGCATAAATGTCTAGGGCTCTTGTAATCTCAGGGTAATGATCCATCTCTTCGTAGTCGCGGATACGTTCTATGCGCTCTACTGCACCAACAAGACCTTCACCATATAATGTCTGGGTTGCTTTGTGGAACGAATCAAAAACACGACGCTGAGCCGTGCTTGAGGGGCGTTCCGATGGGATCTTGTAAGTCGCAGATCCACCTTTGAGTAATCGCCTTAGTATGTCAAACTTATCTGCCATTTCTTATCCTTTAATCTGCTGTTGATTGTGTTGCGAAAAACAACACCAGCGCCAAAACCACAGGGATGAGGCCGGCAATGCCGCCCCATACACCTGCCTTAACTTTGAGTGTAGCAATGTCTACTTGTATTTGAGTAAGCTTACTATCTATGTTATTAAACTTACCATCATGCATTTCCAGCTTTTCCATTACCAATTTTTGATATTGAGCCCAGCCATTGTCTACACTAGCCATCGCATGTCTTCTTTCTGTCCTGTGCCTGTATCGAAAGTCCACTGTTTCTCTTGCTCTTTAGACTTCGCATTCCAAACACCAAACTCATAAGGTGTGTTATTAAAATTCAACCCTTGTAACAAGTCCTTTGTTAGCTCCTCATCCTGCGAGTTAAACTTAAGAGTAGTAGTTCTGACATACATACCCATAGCTAGTGATAATATAAGGTCATCATTATACCCTCCAAGAGCCTCCGGTTTTCCATTGTGGAATATAAAAGTTTCCAATTCGGCCAAAGTTCTTTTGGAATGTAATGTAAAGTCATGTGTTCTTAAATCTTCTTCCAACCGTGCTATACATGCGGGTCTACTCTTCATGCTCATGGTAAATCCAGGCACGGCATTTTTTGGGACATTATAAATATCATACTGTAATTGATTGGCGTTACTTTCATGTATCTTTGTTAAATCTTTTATCGTCCAATACATGCTCTTGTATTCCATTTCTATGATCTTCATTACTACATGATGACCCATAGAAGCATTTTCAACCACAATATACGCATTGTTGTATTGGACTGCCGTGTTATGTATAAGGTGAGCAAAAGCATCAGTATTAACCTTACCCCTATACTCTGCTACTTGTTCATAATTCTCCACATCAATAATATGAAAAGCAGAAAAATCTTCGCCGTCACCTCTTGCTACATCAGCACATAGCAAATACTGTTTAGTGTAATCGGGATACTTCCAAATCCATAACCCTTTGTCTATCCAAGTTTTCTCTTCGGGTTCCCTCAAGTAAGGCCTAAAACCATCATCTGCCGGCTCTTCTTCGTTGGGATGTTCCTCGTACCACTGAATTGCTTTCATACTTACTACGTTATTACCCGATTGTAAAAAGTCACAGCCATGTTCTTGAGCAAACGCTTGATCACCAATCTTTCTTCTTTCTTCCCGCGCCCACTCATCATCTCTATCTGGATGCAAATTCCAAGGTAAATTTATAGGCCTAAAGGCAATGTTCCTTTTCCCTACTTGCTCCCCCGCTCCCGCTTGAGCATCTATATAAATTTTATGAAACCAATTACCAATACCATTGGGTGACGATAATACAATACAATCACCACCAGTTGACAGGGTGGGTTGAGCAGCAACCCAAATAGTGTCCATCGACTTAATAAAAGCTGCCTCATCAATAATAAGAAGACTCAAAGCCTCTGAACGAGCAGCATCTTTAGATGTAGTACCTGTAGCACCTGCCTTTATCTTGCTGCCATTAGCCAATTCCATACTCTGCCGATTGTCCACGAGCAATTCACTCTTCAGAAAGTCAGGAATCTCTTGTAAAAATACTCTTACTTTGTCAACAAGATTAGTAGCTGTATCTCTCTTCGTAGCAAGAATGAATATTTCTTTGTCCTTGAAAAAGTTGGCTAACCATCCGGCATAAGCAGCACAAAGTGTACTGATGCCAAGCTGTCGTGCCTTGAGAATAATATTGTAAGAGTTATCTAAAAAGCTTTTAAGTGTATCTTCTTGAAAATCCCATAAATCAAATGGAAGCAACCCTTTGGTGGGGTGACGCACTCTACCATAAGTTTTGAAGAAATAAATTGGATCTTTTCGACACCTCACATATTCTTTTAGTTGTTCTTCATCCATCCTCAACCCCTGTTACTAAATTAAGAGGGCGTTTACAAGCTAGAATAGCCACCCCTAAACTCATTCTCTTGTCCAATCTCTCGGAGAAAACCATTGTTGAAGTAGTCGTGCGTTTTTTATGCCTTCTAAATTAAATTTTTTGATGCGACCTCTAGTTTTCACAGCTCGCGTAATGTCATAACCATAAAGATAAGTTTTACGCTTACCGTTTTTAAGAGTTTCTTCAATTATGTCGTAAGGTTCTAGATTGCGAGTAACTGTTTCACCGGATATAGTAGTGCCATATGGCTTAGGTTTTTTGTATTCCTTATCTTCTTTGTCATAACGAATACGCACCACTTGATTCATATCTATACCGTTTTTAAGGGCAATAAGATCTCTATTTGATATCGCCATCGTCCTCTGCTTCATCATCTGCTGGTTTTTGGTCCAGCCGTTGCATTTTATGAATCACATAGTCAGGTTCTAGAATAGATGTAAGTTCCGTGCGAGTGAGGGAGGTTTTGATATAAGCAACAATTTGAAAATCTAACACCCCATCTTTGAGTTCAGAAACATTAACAGGTGTGAGTCCTTCTATTTCTATATTGTTGATACTCATGTCATATTTAAATTTTCTTTCTTTTTGATCCTTATCGTCTGCGGTAGTATTAGGTATCTGTAAAACAATCTTAAACTTTTTCTCTGTTTTATCTGAGGGCTCTTCATCTTCTTCGGCTTCTCGTAACGCATTAACTAAGGTTGCCTCTGTAGGTTTGAATGTTTTTGAATAGTTACCAAATAACTTATACTGAGCTATAAGAGTATCAAACTGTTTTTGATCAGCTATGGTAACTAGTTGAGCCACAATCATTCGGCGTTTCTTGAAGCTAAAACCTAAATCCATAAGTCGAGCTTGAATCATGCCTAACCATTTATCTTGCGCTCTTTGGGCATCTTTTTTCTGGGCATTAACAAATTGCGCCATCATAGATCTGATGCTGCCGTCACCTTCAGTAAGGATATTAAATAATTGCATTTATTTCTTCTTCATACCTTTAAGAGTTTTTGCCAGGTTCAGTCTTTGTAATTCAGTTCTTTCAGGCTTTGTAAGCTTCTTGTCGCCTTCACCCTTTTTACTCAAAGTGGCAATTTTTTTATTGATAGTAGCGGCTGGAATCTTTTCACCTTTCTTTACACCTAATTGTTTGCGTAAAGCTCCAGGTTTCTTTATAGCTCCCTTGATCCAGTTATCTTCTGTGACATCTTTTAAATTCATTAAGTTTCTCGTTATAAAATGTATGTGGGCTTTTTAGGCCCACATACTTTTAATGAGTTATTTTAACTCTTCTGCAGCCTTCTTAAGATCACCGAAGGTTTCTGCAATACGTTTAGAGCCGCCTGCCAGTAAACCAGCGGTTAATACTTGTCCTAGTAACGAAGCTTCACCATCAAACAACAAAGCTACCAAGTCAACTGGTACCTGCTGAGCTATTAAAAAAGAAACAGCTACTGTGATAGGTACCTTCAAGCCCTTACCACTAAGCAGTTTCTCATAGTACTTCCATCCGAAAACAGTAGCTAGACCTCTCTCAATAATAACTGAGAGAGCAATCAACAATGCAAATACACTCGCTACGTTTTCAAAAATCGGTCCAAATTCCATACAATTTCTCCTTGTAGGGTATTAGTTTCTACATTAACCTGTTCTACATAAGCACTAACCGGTTTTGCGCAATCACTTACATAAATATCACTTATTAGGCTAAAAGATCAATATTCCTACCTTCACTAACGTGTTGCAACATTCTTGTAATGTTTATTGGGCCATTGCGCAAAATCATTTTCCGACTCCTATTTCTTTTTTTTGAGTCTTGACTTTTCCTTTCGTCCCTTATTCTTAGATGAGGGTTCAAAACCTGCGATGGTGTCACCGCTGTGGCTAGCATCTTTTCCATCGCCGTTGGCATACGTGCCTTTGTCTCTATTGTACTTGTTGAGTTTGGCCCTGTAACCAGTTTTGGATTTATTATACTTACGTTCCCTATCATAATCTCTTCCATCTTCTTTAGAATAGGTATGAGTTTCTACTAAACCTAATGATTTTAAAACTGTCAATAAAGTATTCACTTGTTGAGCGCTAATCTGTGTGGTAAGCACAAAACCTAAC